GGATGCGGAGATACTAGAATATTTTAAAAGTGTTGAAAATCCCAGGTTAAAGGGTTTAAACAAAGTAGATCGAAAGTTCTATCCTTTTGGAAGTTATGAGGGTGGATCTGATACAATAGGGTATGGGCACAAGATACAAGAAGGTGAAGACTTCTCCGCTGGACTAAGTAATAGAGATATAAATATACTTCTTGTAAAGGATTTAATGCTAGCGGAAGATGAATTAATAAACCGTAGCAATATACTGCCGAGTGATCTAAATAACGCCCAATATGTATCTCTTATAGATAAAATTTTTAACACTGGTGATGTTACAAAGAAAAACTGGCCTAAATTAAGAAAAGCGGTGGACTCTAACAACTACAATAATATGATACTGGAAAGCAAAACACAGACCAATGGTAACTTGTTGACGGATAGATTTGATAAACTAAGTAATTTTATAAAGAATGAACAGAACAAAGATATGCAAGCGGCTTTCAAAAGAGTGAACTTTTTACCTTAATGTATTCAATACACATAAACCATAACGATGGTCCAAGAGACCATTGGATACGCACCAGAGAGGAAGCCCTCACAGCAGGGATAAAGTTCTTCGACTGGAAAGTAGCTAAAGAGGGGGAATATGCAGTTACAGATGACGACTTTGTTGCGGAGGTACTCAAGGTATCTCACTACTCGGATGGCAGAAAAGGCCAGAATAAGTATGTTCGTATGCCTTTCGGCTATGTATTGTATAATCCAAGGTACCCAACTAAGAAATTTAAAGCACAAGGTAGACGCTCCAAGCACACCTATACTGGAGCTCCAGAATTAGAAGTCGCTGCTAAAGGCGACGGTAAGATGAAGAACCTAGCCATGGCTTACGCTATGACTATGGACAAAGACCTATCGCTCGATATAGCCCTGGGAGACCACACGGACAACCAGCACGCTACATACAAGCGTAGGATGAAAACAGAGGTATTTAAAAAGATGGTTAGAGAAGAACTAGAGAAGCTGTTACACGAACATGGACTTACGGAGAGCTTTACACTCGATTTATTGACTGAAGCGATCGGTATGGCCAAGGAAAAGAAAGACGTGACAAACCTTCTAAAAGCGGTAGATAACCTTCAAAACATGCATGGCATGAATGAGAAGAAACAAATCAAGACTACTCAGCAACTAGAAGCAAGCACGACACGGAGACTATTAGACAGACTCGGAGAAGAAGAGCAGAAACTAATAGCAACACAAACAACTATGGAGGTTGATGATGAATAGTCAAGATTTTGAGCTAGAATACCAAAAACTAGCTGCTTTAAAGAAAATGAAAGGTGATGTGGGTTTATTTGGGAGAATGATGTTCCCAACCGCATTTAGTGAGAAATCACCACCATTTCACAAAGAGATATTAGATACAGTAAGAGATGCGTCAATACCGAGAGTATTGTGTGCAGCTCCACGGAGAACAGCCAAGTCAACAATTATGTCATTCCTTTACCCAGCATGGCGTATAGCTTTCAAGAAATCAAACGAAGGGTTATTTATATTAATTATATCTGAGTCTCGTGCTCAGAGCATTAATTTCTTAACAAGACTAAAGACACATTTGACAGACTCGAAAGAGTTTGTTGCTATGTTCGGGAACATTGGAGCTGACACAGCAACCACATGGAGAGAAGATAGCGTTGTATTTGGTAACGGGGCTAGAGTTGTAGCTGCTGGTGCAGGACAGAGTTTACGTGGATTGATTCATGTGGATGATAGACCTAACTTAATCATTGTGGATGATTTTGAGTCAGAGAAAAACGCATATACAGCAGAAGGTAGAGCAAAGAACCGTAAGTGGCTTACAGAGGCTGTTATTCCTAGTTTAGCTAAGAATGGTAGACTTATTATGGTTGGTACGGTAATATCTGAGGATTGCTTCTTATTCTGGGCTAAAGAGAGTCCAGCATGGAGAACTCTCTGGTATACTATCTGGGACGACAATGAGATACCAGTATGGCCAGAGATGTACACTCGTAAGGAGATTATAGCCTTACGAGACGATATGGCATCTGTAGGTAATCTGGCGGGGTTCTATCAGGAGTATATGAACCAACCGCAAGCTCCAGGAGATGCTCCGTTCAAACCAAAATACATGAAGATACATCACAAGAAATATAAGAAAATAGCTGGACAGAATTGTTTAGTTCAATTACAAGGTGAAGAAGAAGTGATTACGCCTGTCGAGTTGTATGCGGGCATAGACCCAGCATCCTCCCTCTCTCGGCATGCGGATTACTTTGTGATAGCAACAGTAGCCATGGATCACGGAGGAAATGTCTACATCGTGGACATAGAGAGATCCAGAACAAACCCAGCTGAACAACCACAACTAATAATAGATGCATTTAAGAAATACTCACCAAGAAGGATGAAGGTAGAGACAGTTGGCTATCAAGAGGCCTTACGGCAGCATACACGCAAACTAATGAGGGATGAGGGAATTTACATACCTGGACTAGAAAAGGGCGTTAAACCCCGTAATTCTAAGTCTGAGAGGTTATTGTCCCTCGTACCACTCTTTGCTCAAGGTAAGTTTTTCTTTAGACCACAAGATTTAGAACCGCAGAAAGAGTTCCTTTCATACCCAAAAGGAAAGCATGACGATGTAATGGATGCAGTGCACATGGCGTTGGATGGTGCAAGACCTTGTAGAAAAGAGAAATTGAACCCCGGCAAGAAAGATGATACAAATATTTTGAGCAAAGTCATCGACTGGATGACGATATAGGAGTTTTGATTAATGGAAGAAGTTAAGAAGGACGTAGTACAAGAGACGCAAGACCTATTTAACACCTATTCACGAAACAGAGAGACTTGGGCACAACACGCACAAGAAGATAGGGAATTTAGAATGGGTAAACAATGGAGTGCTGAACAGGAAGCTGTATTAAACTCCCGTGGGCAAGCTGCTATTGTGGTTAATAGAATACATCCAGCTGTAGAAGCAGCTAAATCATTAATCACATCTAGAAAGCCTACGTTTAGAGTAACTCCCAGGGAAGATAGTGATAATAAGACAGCAAAAGCCATTAATGGTGTGCTTGAGTATATATGGCAAATCTCAGATGGTAACGAGAAGATGCGTAATGTAGTAGATGATTACTATGTAACTGGCATGGGTGCAATGCTTGCATACCAAGATCCTATGTCTGACATGGGTAAGGGTGAAGTTAAGTTAAAGGATATTGATCCTTTAGACTTATACATTGACCCTAACTCCAGAGATAAGTTCTGTGACGATGCAGAGAATATTATCATATCTAGATTATTCACGAAGAATCAAGCTATTAAAATGCAACCTATGTTTAATGATGCTATTATGGGCGCATCTGGCGATCAGTTGTCCGATAGACCCTCAACAGATAGGGTGGGTAATGGAGAGGTTACATTCCCCGAAGATTCACAAACAAAGACAGATGTTACATTTGGTGAAGGTGATGAGTACATTAGGGGATATGAGAGATACCAAAAGATTATGGTTCATAGATTCCGCGTATTTGAGGCTTTCTCTCGTAAAGAGGACCTTCTTACTGAAGACGCCTTTAGGCAATATATGCAAAAGCCAGCTTGGATTATTAATGGGCAGATAATAGTAAACCCACAAGCCGCACAACAAATGATCCAGCAACTTCAAATGCAATATCAGGCAGCGCAAAATCAAGTGACTAATCAGAATTCAAAAGCAGCAGAAGAAGAGTTTATGATGGCTCAACAGGTAGCAATGGGTCAAAGACCAGGACAAACACCTTATGCCGTAGATCCAAAGCCACCACAAATTCAACAAATTACATTTGAACAACTAATACAACAACAAGCAATTAAGGTAGTTAAGGTTCCTGTGTGGCGCGTTAAGATGACTGTTGTGATGGGTGATGCTCTTTTATATGAGCGTATCTTACCCATTGAACATTATCCGATCGTGTTATTTATGAATCTACACACAAGAACACCATATCCTCAGTCTGACGTTAGAATGGTAAAACACTTACAGGAATACATCAATAAGATTAGATCACTCATAATTGCACACGCAACTACAAGTACTAATGTCAAGATACTCGTTCCTGAAGGTTCTGTAGATATGGCGGAGTTTGAGCAGAAGTGGGCACAACCTGGAGTCGCTATACAGTTTGATCCTACCGATGGAGCACCAATGCCTGTTCAGCCAATGCCAATGCCAAATGAGCTATATAAGAATGAATTAGATGCAAAGAATGATATTGACCATGCATTGGGCTTATACAGTATGATGATGGGTAATTCGCAGGCTGCACCAGCTACATATAAAGCCACTATTAGTTTAGATGAGTTTGGTCAAAGAAAGATTAGATCCAAGCTTGGAGATATTGAATCAGCATTAAGACGCTTATGTGAAGTAGTTATTCCATTGATGCAACAACTCTATACATCTGAAAAACTAGTTAGATTACTACAACCTAATAATTCTATGTCTGAATACATGATAAATAAAAGAATGTATGATGATAAGGGACGAGAGATTGAGGTAATGAATAACATTACTATTGGTAAGTATGACGTTATTGTGGTAGCTGGCTCATCTCTTCCAAGTAACCGTTATGCGGAACTTGAGTTATATATGGAAGCATATAAAGCTAAGATCATCGACAGACAGGAAGTACTTAAGAAGACTGAGATATTTGACATTGAAGGCGTAATGCAGAGAACTGATGTCATGGGTCAAATGGAACAACACATAAAGCAACAAGAAGAACAGATTAAAAAACTTAAGGGTGATTTGCAAACTCGTGAAAGAGAAGCATTCCACGCCAAGCAAGATAAAGAGATAGAAAAATTTAAGTCTAAGCTAAATGTTACCTCCACAAAAGCAAAAGCAGCAGGAGATATATATGGGCAACGACTAAATGATAGTATGAGTGAAATTAGCAAAGAGGTACAAGGCGCGCAAGTAACGCGGAAGCAGATAGACGGCGAGAAGCGCACCTTTGAAAACTACCGCGAAAAAGAATGGGCTAATTTAAGAAAAGAAAAAAACAAAGAGTAACTCCCTAATCACTCAAAAGGGACACTCAATAGGAGAAACAAATGTTTAATGAACAAACAGACACCCCCGAAGTACTTGAGTCAGCAGTACCAGTACCACAAGTAGAAGAAGGCTCTGTGGATGACATTTTCAATCAGATGGATCGCGGGAGCGAAGCTTTCCGACCAGTTGAAGAGGCACCTCTTCCAGAGGCCACCCCCACAACACCAGTAGGTGAAGCTACGCAAGACAACGATCAAGTTAGGTATCAGTATTGGCAAAGCCAAGCTGATAAGGTAAAAGCTCAGAATGAACAGCTCTTACAAGAGAGAGAACAGATCAAACACTACCTACAGAACCAAGCGGCGGTACAGCAGAATGCGCAAGCACACACTCAAGTACCTACCCCAGAACCTGAAGTAGAACGATTTCCTGATCCTCCAGAAAGACCAGAAAAGCCTCGCGGATTTAATCGTGAAGAAGCATACGGTGATCCAGCGTCAGAGAGTGCTGCCTACTTAGATAGTGTAGAGGAGTGGCGTGACAACACGGCACAGTACAATACACTAAAGACGGAATACAATGCTGTAATCCAACGTGATTACGTCGAGTCACAAGAAAGAGCTCGTGAAGTGCAGAGAGCAAGTGCTGAGAAAAAACAAGTATTGAATGCCCAGCTAAGGGGTATGGCAACAGAACTCCAGGCGAAATACGGAGCAACACAAGAGCAAGTAGTTGGTTTCATGAAGTCAATGAGTAATAGAGAATCTTTAAGTTTAGATAACCTCTGGCAATTACACAACATGAACCAAGGAACTGGGTTACCAGGAGCAGTGCCGGGACAGTCAATGACTCAACCCCCAGCAGCACCTCAACCAAGTCCAGAGTTCAATCAGGCTTATAACACGCAACAAGTTCCAAGTCCGATGGGAGTTTTACCATCTTCAAGTAACCAAGCCAGCACAAGACGTGCTGAAGATATTATCATGGACTCATTTATAGATGATTATAAGGGGTCTAACCCATTTGGGTAAATAAAAATCAAGGAGACATAATATGTCAACAGTTCTTACAAGTTCAACAGGAGACGCCCCTACTGGCGTAAGTATCAATGATACAAGACGGATATTTAATTTTGGAGAAAGAGTTGCAGAACTCGCTCCAGCACAATCACCATTCTTCGTTTACCTTTCTAAGGTAGCAAAG